AATGTAAAGAGTTTCATAACAGTGTAGCAAGTGGAGAAATCAAAGGAACGGCAGTAGCCGATGAGATTGATCAAGCTCCATCTGTTAACACAGATGAAGTGCCGTTCTAACTTTTAAAAGTTTCGGGTAGAAGTTCCTCCAAAATCATTTTCTTCTACCCGAAAACCATTTGTGGGGAATAATTAATGGACAATGGTCAAAGGTTTATGGATGCTTTTGAGGGATTCTCGGAAGCACACGGAGAGACAAAGATTTCCCAGGAAAGACGACAAGGGAAACAAGCCGCTAATTCATATATAAAAAGAACTCCTTTAACACTAGAACTTATCAACGGTCATCTTAACGGTGGACTTGGTGTAGGATCTATTCCAATAAATGAAAACAACATGTGTAAGTTCGGTGCATTAGACATTGATACATATCCCATTGATCATGTTTCATTAGACAAAAAATTATTAAATTTAAAAATACCTTGTGTTGTATGCAGAAGTAAATCTGGTGGGGCACATATTTTTTTCTTTTTATCTGATTGGATGAGTGCAGGAGAATTTAGAGATAAAGCATCAGAGATTGCATCTGTAATTGGTTTTGGTAACTGTGAAATTTTTCCAAAGCAAGAGCAAATATTAGTAGAAAGAGGAGATGTAGGTAACTTCATAAATTTACCTTATCATAATCAAGAACAAACCATGAGGTATGCTTTCAAAGAAGATGGAGAGATGGCTACCTTTGAAGAATTTTTAGATTTAGTAGATGAAAGAAAAGTTAAACCAAATGATTTTTTTAAACTACAAGTAGGAACAAAAAAGACAGAACCTTTTCCAGAGAGTCCACCTTGTTTAAATGTCATGGCATTAAACGGCATTGGAGAGGGGGCAAGGAACATGTCTTTATTTAATTATGGTGCAATGTTTAAGAAGATGGATCCCGATAATTGGAAGGCGCTGCTAGAAAAATTTAATATTGATTATTGTTCTAGTCCATTATCTGCACAAGAAATAGTTCATATACAAGGTCAGTTAGACAAGAAGGAATATTTTTATACATGCAATCAAGAACCTCTTAAATCACATTGCAACAAGGCTTTATGCAAACGAAGAAAGTATGGCATTGGTGCAAATGTAGATGCAGTAGAGATAACAGGTATATCTATTGTTAAATCAGAACCTAGAGTATTCTTCGCAGACTTGGATGGAAGACGATTAGAATTAACAAGCTTTGATTTACAATCACAATCTAAGTTTCAGATAGCATGTCTGGAGCAACAAAACTTTATGCCGCCAAAAGTAAAAGAGAGCGATTGGCAAGTGTTAATTAACGGATTGTTAGCAGAGGCAAACGAGATAGAAGTGCCAGAAGAGTTAACTTACAAAGGACATTTTAATCAACTGCTTGAGTCTTTTTGTTATGGGCGAGTACAAGCACAATCAGCAGAAGAATTATTGATTGGTAAACCATGGATTATGGAGGGATTAGTTTATTTTAAAATAGATTCTTTCATAGAGTTTTTAAGACAAAAAGGATTTACACATTATTCTAAGGGTCAGATTCAAGAAAGAATTAAGGAAATAAATAATGGGGATAAATGTAGTAATGTTAGAAACTTTAAAACAACAGAGGGTAAGTTTAAATCAATTCGTGTTTGGTGGGTTCCTGAAGTAAGAGAAGATGTTGAAATACCTAAAGTAGAATTTGAAGAGGAGGTGCCGTTCTAATGGAAGTATTAATAGCCTTTTGTATTGTTTTAGTTGAAGAGCCGAGGCACAAGGGTGGGAAGTCTATATGTAACTTCTGGAATCCTGGTGTTGTTTTTAAAACCTATGAAGAATGTGTAAAGGACAAAAAATTAATCGAAGACTATGTAGTGGAAGAAGCTTGGAGGATTCATCCAAAGGCAGTCAGAATATATGCAAAGGGGATTTGTGGAGAATGAATGAAGTAGCAATATATGGACCACCTGGCACGGGTAAAACAACTAAACTTTTAAATATTATGGAAGAAGCTATTGCAGATGGAGTTAATCCAGAAAGAATAGCTTTTTTGTCTTTTACAAGAAAAGCTGCACAAGAAGCTATAGATAGAGCATGTTTAAAATTTAATTTAGATCAAAAACATTTTCCACACTTCAGAACATTACATTCACTTGCATTTCGTTGGGTAGGAATGAAATCAGAAGATGTTATGAAACCTGCCGACATGAGATTCTTAGCTAAAAAATTAGGGATTGTTTTTAAAAAAGAAGAGAAAATAAATATTGAAGATGGGGATATGTATACAGTCGGATCTAGTGATGGCGATAAATATTTTCATATTATGAATATAGCTAGACTGAAACAAACAGATTATATGTATGAGTTTGATAAGTTTGGGGACATGAGTTTGTTTAGGTCGTATATGCCTCGTGTCGTAGAAGCATATAAAGATTACAAAAAAGCAAATCTTAAAGTTGATTTTACAGATATGTTACTTCAATTTTTAGAACAAGGAACAGGACCCGATTTAGATTTGTTAATTGTAGATGAGGCACAAGATTTAGTTCCAATACAATGGAAAATGGTCAAGCAGTGTTTGTTACCTAATTCTAAAAAAGCATACTATGCTGGAGATGATGATCAATGCATATTCAATTGGACAGGTGCAAACGTACATAATTTTTTAAACTGTGCAAAAGAATCTATTGTATTAAATCAATCTTACAGAGTTCCTTACTCTGTTTGGTCTCTTGCGAGAGGAATAATAAGTAAAGTTGAAACAAGAAAACAAAAAGAATACAAGCCAAAAGATGAAGAAGGTTCTGTCTCTTATTATTTTGATGTTATGGATATAAATTTTAATGAAGGGGAGTGGTATGTATTGGCAAGAACAAACAGAATACTTTCGATAGTTTCTGAAAAGTTACAAAACGAGGGATATTTATTCTGGAGAGAAGGTTCTGGTTGGTCTGTATCTGAAGATATTATTAACAGTATAGAAGTGTGGTTACAATTATGCAAAAATCAAAGTCTAAAAGTAAAACAGTGGGTAGAATTTTCGAAGAGAACAAAAAAAGGTATCATTGGTCATGGTGGAAAAAGAAAAATAGAATTATTGGATTCGGAAAAAACATACACTTTGGAGGATTTATTAAAAAGCGAGATAGGGCATCTTTTGAATTTAAAAAAAGAAATGATGTGGTACGATGTAATTCAAATGACAGATCAACAACGAATATATATTACCTCGGCACGGAGAAGGGGAGAGTTTATTCTAACTAAAAAACCAAGAATACGAATATCAACAATTCATAAAGCAAAAGGTGGAGAAGCGGATAATGTGGCATTAATCCTTGACTGTCCTAAGATAATAAAGGAAAAAGGAGACGAGGATAGTGAACATAGAGTCTTCTATGTAGGTGCAACTCGTGCAAGAAAATCATTACATATAGTAGAAAGAAGAGATGTGAATGGATATCAAATATGAAAAAAGATAGAGAGTTTTTTTTAAAAGAGGCAGAGAAACTGATCAATGGACAGAGAGCCAAAGAGTATGGGCCTGCTAAAAAGAATCATCAACGGATAGCCGATATATGGACTATACTGTTGGATAAAAAATTAAATGGTACAATCACTCCAGAGGAAGTTGTGGCTTGTATGATCGGTGTTAAAGTTGCTCGTCTAGCAGAGGATATTTCAAAAGACGATTCTTGGACAGACGTTATAGGTTATGCTGCACTCGGCGGATAAATAATAAATGACAAATCCTGATCAATATCACTTTTTAGATCAAGACATAAAAGATATGTCCTGGGGGAACATAGACTTTGATTGGTCTCCTCCAAGTGATTTTCCAGACTTAACTAAATCAACAAGAATAGCTGTTGACTTAGAAACTAGAGATCCAAACTTAATAAAGTTAGGGCCTGGATGGTGCAGAAAAGATGGATACATTATTGGTATAGCCGTGGCAGCGGGAGATTTTAAAGGATATTTTCCTATAAGACACTCGGCTGGAAACATAGATTCAAAAGTGGTTTTTAAATGGTTTAAAAAACAAATGGATACTCCACACATACCAAAAGTTTTTCATAACTCTTTGTATGATCTTGGTTGGCTACGAGCAGAGGGAATTGAAGTTAAGGGGCAGATATTAGATACAATGATTATGGCTCCTCTTATCAATGAGAATAGAAGATATTATAATTTAAATAGTTTGGTATCAGATTACTTACAAGAATATAAAAGTGAAAAAACATTAAGACATGCTGCGAGTGAGTTTGGTGTAGATCCAAAAGCAGAGATGTACAAATTACCTGCAAAATATGTAGGAGCATATGCAGAACAAGATGCAGCAGTCACTTTGAGATTGTATGATCATCTACTTCCTATATTAGAGAGAGAAGAGTGTACAAGCATCTTTGAATTAGAGTCTTCTTTGATTCCAGTGATGTTAGATATGAAAGCAAATGGTGTAAGAGTTGATTTAGATCAAGCAGAGCAAGTCAAAAAACAAATGGCATCTCAAGAGAAAAAATTACTTGATGAGATAGTCAAAGATACTGGTATTGTGATTGAACCTTGGGTCAGCACATCTATAGCAAAGGTCTTTGATTTTTTTGGACTTGAGTATTCTCGCACAGAAAAGAGCAGGTCTCCCTCTTTCACAAAACAATTTCTCTCTCATCATCCTCATCCCGTTGCAAAAAAGATTGTAAAGATTAGAGAACTTAATAAAGCGAATACTACGTTTGTTGAAACTATTCTTAATCATGCTCATAATGGTCGTATACATTGTGATTTTCATCCTCTTCGTACCGATGATGGTGGTACAGTTACTGGACGCTTTAGTTCAAGCAATCCTAATTTACAACAAATACCATCTAGAGACTTAGGAATCAAGAAAGCAATTAGAGGATTGTTTGTCCCAGAAGAGGGATGTAAATGGGGATCATTTGACTATGCCTCACAAGAACCAAGATGGTTGGCTCATTATTGTGCTAAACCAACAGAAGGATTTGTTCATCCTTTGGTTGATGAAGTAGTAACCATGTATAAAGAAGGTAAAGCAGACTTTCATCAAATGGTTGCAGACATGGCTAACATAAGTAGAAAAGAAGCTAAGACAGTTAATCTTGGAATTATGTATGGCATGGGCCGTAAAAAATTAGCCGACACTTTAGCTATTACAGAGGATGAATCTAGAGAACTTTTAGAAAGATATAATCAACAAGTTCCTTTTGTAAGAGATTTAGCAACAAGAGTATCTAACTATGCTTTACAAAAAGGAATGATAAGAACTCAACTAGGAAGAAAATGTAGGTTTGATTTGTGGCAACCAAGAGGCTTTAATGCAAAGAGACCTCTGCCATTACCAGAAGCAGTAAAAGAATATCAAAATGTTCAAAGAGCATTTACATATAAGGCGCTGAATAGATTGATTCAAGGATCTAGTGCCGATCAAACTAAAAAGGCAATGGTCGATTGTTATTCGGAAGGCTTATGCCCGATGCTAACAGTGCACGATGAACTATGTTTTAATATCAAAAATGAAGAAGAAATTAATAAAATTAAAGATATCATGTCTAATTGTGTCCCAGACTTACGAGTTCCCTTCGAAGTTGATGCAGAAATGGGAGATAATTGGGGAGAAGTCGGTTAATCCTCTTACCTTAAACACACAAAAATCAAGATAATTCTAAGGTAGAATCACACACGGAGGTATTGTTTCGGCTCTGTGTGGCGATCTGAGAGCCTCGTTTTTTAACAGATTTCATAATTTCGCTACGTTTTAGGTTAGATAGCTTTGACCACACAGATATTTCATCAAGAGTCCTAAAGCATCCAATACAAATATTATTTTCTATTTTGCAGACGTTTCGGCACGGGCTTACAATAGGCTGTGATCTTTCTTTTCGAGGCATCTGGATATGGAATCTCTGGTTGTTCGTTTAGTCGTCTAGCAAAATATAGACAATCGTTAACATTGTTAAATGTTTGAGTCTGATTAATAATGACTGTGCCTATCATATAGACTAAAGCAAATTCTATCATTCATCTTTGGTTTTCCAAAAGTATTCGTCTGTATCGCCAAGTCTGAATTTTTGACCATTCTCAACTTGATACTCCATTGTACTGACTTTAAAGTCTGGCTGCAATGGCTTGTCTGGAGTTAATGAATTATCATATACACGCATTCTATTGTTTGGATATAAACAAAACTGTCCGTTTTCAAGCTCAAGCAAGTTAAATGATTTATGTTCTGCTGGTTTTTCGCTGGTTGAAAAATCCACAATATCTGGATCTACATTATAATTATCAATCGTTGCAATATATTGACCCTTCAATGTTCCGTGGTCTCTGGTTAATATTTCAAAATCCATTGACGCTATGAATTGTTTAGTGATAGCAACCACGCCATAATCCATACAGTTCCAAAACTGAAGGTTGTAAAGAT